TATTCACTAATGTATTGCCTTTCTAAAATAGTCCATCTTATCATACTTCTCACATAATGCTTTAAAAGTTTTATACCAAAAGTTTTTACCCCAATCAGTATTTGCTTTCTTACATCTATCTTCAGCGTTTCTAATACGCCTCATCTGTAAATCAGGATGGATTAGTTTATTAATATCATCTGTCATAATCATAGTTCATTATACCTCATAATATAGTTTTTGTCAAGCGTTATTTACCTGCATTGGCACCATTAGTGATAATGGTTCTCATCAACGTGAATTTAGGGTCTTTCCAATCAACCATTTTTTCACATTCTACGTCTGAAATACAGACCGTTTTGGTGCAACCAATTAATGTGCTACTTATTATTAGTAGTATTAATATTCGGGTCATTCCACTCCATTATCTGGTCTAGTTTGATTCGTATTGCGTCAGGATCCAGACCTAAATCCTGAAGTTCTTTAGTTCCCATTTCTCTAAAAAAATCTTCATAGTCTCTATTCTTTAAATCTCTTTTACCTAGTTTACCAAAAAAGTCTTTATAAATTTTTTGCTTATCTCGGTAGTCTTTCGCTCTAGCTTTTGCATTAGCGGCTTCTTTTTGCCAATCTTTTTGGCGTTTTGCATTTTTCTTTTCTTCGTCTTCAATTTTCTTTTTCTCTGCTCTGGCATTCTTCCAAGTCCTTAATGATATGTTAGCTGCTATCAATAGTAATACTGCTAATGGGTCAAATACAAATATTAAAACCATAATTACACCTCTCACGGCGTGGTCAAAATAATCTTTTGCTTCGTCACCATATATTAATTCTGCAATATATTTTATAGGTCCTACTTCGGCCTCTATCTTATCTTGTTCTAATTTTAATTCTGATTTCTTTAATGTTAGTTCACTAATTTTATCACTAGCATTATTGATTGACAAGTTTAATTCGTCTCTCTCTTCTTTTTGTTTCTTACGTTCTTTTAGACCTCTTGATACATATTCTTTATCTATATAAACATCAAGAGCCTTGTCTAATCTATCTAGTGTGTTTTGTGACCTTATAATAATCTTTTGTTCTTGTTCAATCTGTTTATCTATAAGTTCTATTTTTATAGCATTACTTGATGTTGGTTTTACCTGGTCAAGGTGTGCCTTTGATAAGAAACCAAAAATACCCATTGATGTTATAAAAATCAATACAATAACTGCAAAAGTTAGATACATTTTTATGGAGAAAGGCACTAAACTATTACGCCAATTATTATATAACCAACTAGCAGCGACCAGTTTACCAACTTCTAATGCTGAACCCATTGCAATAATAGGTACAACTGCACCGGCGAATAGTGTTGCTAAACCTACAATAGAATAGCCAGCGGCTATAATAGATATAGATATCGCACTAAAAAATGTTAGTATTATTCCGAACATAGTATTATTTATTACTCTTTAGATGATTGTAGTTTTTCAACTTTGTTCATCATATTAATGACTCTCTCTGAATAATCTTCGGTCGTAGAAAACGCCGTCAATGTTTTGATAAGTTTTTTAGAGTCTAACTTTTGATTTTTTGCCCACATAGCTGCTCTCATTTTTCTAAAGTCTTCATATGCTGGGTGTTCATTTAATAATCTTACATATTCTTTTACAGAATCACATTTAGTTTCAAACACTCTCACACCCCAACCTTGCCACTTATCTACGCCTAATGGTAATAAGTGTGGTGCTGTTGATTTAAATACTCTGATACCAAATAGATTGTTTGCCTCTTTGGCAAATCTTGATTTACCCCAACCAGACTCTAATACTGCCTGACCTACAATCATTTCTATCGGCACTCTTTTATCTGATGGTGTTGTAAAATTTAAATAGTCAACACAATAATTTACTGATTCAACAAATTCTTTTCTATTAGTATATCTCATTTCTGGTGGATATAAACCTAAACTTTGTGCCCATTTAGTATGCTCTTGTCTTAATTGTTCATTTGCCCACTTCTTTGCTAATGGGTTAGGATAAAATGTACCTGCGCCATATACAATTGATAATATTAATACAGACCATAATATTTTTTTAGTCCACGACCAGACAACTGGTAATTTTTTACTTACTTCGTTTTTTATTTTCTTTACCATACTACCTCTTTATTGCGTAATATTCATAACCTAATATAGTGGACGCCTCTTGTTCACCATACTCTGACCAAGTACCAACTTCTATTGGTTTCATACGTTTCTGTACGAATACAACATTTGGATTATTGTTCATAATCTTTGCCATTTTTTTAAATATTTTTTCTGATTGTTTTTCGGTAAAATTAGCCGCTACATCTGTAGCCCAATTACCAGTATAGTAGCATAGTTTTTTTTCTTTGCTATCTTCAAACCTCTCTAGTTTGATAGGCACATTATTGATAATGTGCTTTAAATGATGGTCTAGTTCTTTTGTCTTTCTCATTATATAAGTTTCCTCTCACTTGTTATAACCCTAAACCAAGGGTTTTGGCCTTCTTCTCAAACGACCAAAACAACTCATTGTGGTTTCCTGTGTCGCCCAAATTCTGCATTTGATATAGGTGTACCATTTCGTGGCACAATGTATCAAGAAAGTATTGAAAGTTAGGATACTTTGGTAACATTTCAAGATGGTATCTTCTAGTACCTTTTCTCTTCCACTCCAATATGTTGACTTGACCGACACATTTTTGTCTCGCCAAGTTCTTGATTTCAACTTCGTTAAATGGTGATAATTTGCCACCAAACATTCCTTCGTTGATGACTTTAAAATATTTTTTGATTGCTTTGTAGGTAGTTTTATATTGTCTCTCGCCAGAAGCATTTACACCTCTTTTGATGAGTTTTTTGACTTTGAGTTTTTTACTTGTAAGTTTTGGCATATGTTATTTACATTCATAGGAGCTACCTTCAAGTAATTTACATTTATATACTCTGTCTGATTCTTGTCTCAATTCTGAAGCAATACCTTCAAGAATATAGGGTAAATGTTTTTGTAAAACAAAAGACATTTCTGTAGCAAAGTTGTATGCCAACTTATGCATTTCTGCCTCTAGTACAGAGGTGTCAACAGAACCGCCATTCACTTTAGTTTGTATAATGTGACCTATAACAGCCGTGTTATACTCATTTGCGTCTGCTCTTGTAGCGTTAAATATGGCATAAGACCATATATAAAACACAAAGAACATAAAAATCAACTTTTTCATAATGTATTTCTCCTATATCAATATTTATAGGGTCAGTATATACCACCGGTGCGATAAAGTCAAGCACTTTTTTGTCAATAAAATCAACGTTTTTTGTGAAAAATGTTCTATTTTTGTTCTGGTTTTACAAAATTTTCATTCCAACCAAACGCTTCTCTGACTACTGATTCACTTAAACCTTTGTATACCTTATTTAATTTCTTATCTTTCATATTTAATAAGACTTCCGCCTCTTCTTTATGAAGACCCTCTAATATTTGAATATACATAGTTTCTTTTTGTGTTTTTGTGGTTTCGGGGTCAGCACCATCTACAAAATGCCACAATCTTTTTGCCTCATTTTCTAATAGAGTGTGTTCAGTTCCCTTTGGTGCTTCGTTAGCCATATATGGTGGTGTACCAGTTGGCAATGACCATTTAATATTAGGGTCAAATGCACCTTTTAAAACCATTCTCAAAGCATTAGAGTCATAATCTTTTAAGACTTGAATCTTCTTTGCTTTATCTTTAGCGTTATTAACTTTAGTTAGAATTTCTGAAATCAACAATTGTCCAGAGCCAACGTATCCTTGTCCTGAATCCATTGCCGCTTTAGGCATAATACCTAATTTTGATTGATGTTCCATAATTTGTTTATCGTTTTCTGCCATAATTTTCTCCAATTCGTATACCTATTTAGTAAAGTATTTCTTCTTGTACCATTTGTAAAATGCCTTGTCTGTAAATATCTCGGCTATCTCTGAAGCTGGTACTTGGTCACTTCTAATACAATCTGCAAGGTCTTGATACTCGTAGGTATCTACCTTTCTTGTTAGTGGTTTATCCTTACTATGCTCTGCTATTGTTCTAACATTTCTATGCCAATTATCTGTATCTGCATAATTTTTATTTGGCATAATACTTTTTCCAGGTAGAGTGTAATACATAAAACCATATACCATTTATACTAGGTTCAATCAATGCAACTGCACCTGCTTCCCATAGACTAGCACCTGTTAATAGTGTTACCACGGTCATTGCAATTACAATATGACCTAAAGTATATATGACGGCCAACATTATGCTTGACCCTCTAATTAGTCTCTTTAACAATTCAAATATTCCCTCTGTAAATTCACTCATTATAATTTTCTTACTATATGTTTTCTTAATTCTTTTACAAAAAACTCTATCTTATCTATTGTTGCAATTAACGTAGCGTCTGTAATATACTTACTTTGGTCTCTTAAACTATCGTATTCTTTCAAAGGTATAGTGACCGTAGATTGCTCGTTCTCATATGTTAAATCTTGTTCGTGTGTGTCTCTTCCGTGTTGTGTATCATCTGTACTCATAAAAACCTTTTTGTTACCAAAATGTGAAAACAGGGGCAACTAGGGCCCCTGTCTCCTGTCGTTTGATTATGCTGAGTAAGCAGTTTGCTTACCGAACACAGCGTTAATACCAGCAGCTATGATAGCTTTGCTTGGTGTACCAACTCTGTAAGAAACGCCTTTTGAAGACCTATTTTCATAAATCATCATACCTTCGTTTCTTAATTTACCAACCATTGCAGCTGGTGATTTAAGGTCAAAAGTGTTTCTTAATTGTTTCCAAGAAACATCATTACCTTTTGCAAAAAGATTTCTCACTTTTGCTGTTTTTGAAAGTTTAGCTCTTGCCATAACTTCATCTCCTTTTATTGTGTTAAAAAAATTAAACATTATGTTTAGTTTCCTTTCTTTGCGTTATAAGTTCGCCAACTATCCGATTAGCAGAGCGTATTATAATAGTCTGATAATCTGAATTCATTTTTTATCCTCGGGGTCAAAGTCAGGTGTAAATTGTATATCAGCCATATCTGATAAATCTCTAACTTCGTCCTCTATATCTTTTGACAATGGTTTATGC